TTTATTGAGGGCGATCACCACAAGGTGATGTCAGATGCTTTCAATAGGATTGCCAATGGGTCACTGAAAAGACTTATTATCAATATGCCGCCTCGGCACACTAAGTCTGAATTTGCCTCACATCTGTTTCCGGCGTGGTTCCTTGGCAAATTTCCTAATAAGAAGGTGATTCAGACTGCACACACAGCAGAACTTGCGGTTGGGTTCGGGCGTAAGGTGCGTAACCTTGTAAACTCTGAAGACTACCAAGACGTTTTTAAGCATGTCTCACTTTCATCCGACTCAAAGGCTGCCGGTCGGTGGAGCACTAACAAAAGTGGTGAGTATTTTGCTATCGGTGTTGGTGGTGCTGTAACGGGTAAGGGCGCAGACGTTTTGGTTATTGATGACCCGCATTCCGAGCAGGAAGCGGCGATGAATGATCCGTCCATCTACGACAAAACCTACGAGTGGTACACATCTGGGCCTAGACAGAGGCTCCAGCCCGGAGGCGCTATTTGCATCGTGATGACCCGATGGTCTAAACGCGACCTCACCGGGCAGATTATTAAATCTTCCATAGAACGTGGTGGGTCCGATGAGTGGGAAGTGATTGAACTTCCCGCCATTATGCCTAGCGGCTCCCCGCTATGGCCGGGTTTTTGGCCGATCACACAACTAGAGGCATTGAAGGCAGAACTCCCTCTGTCAAAGTGGAACGCCCAGTACCAGCAAGACCCGACATCTGAAGAAGGTGCAATTATAAAGCGGGAGTGGTGGCAAGAGTGGCCGGGAAAAAATCCACCACCCTGTGAGTTTATCATTCAGTCATGGGACACCGCGTTTCTCGCAAAAGAAACAGCGGACTTCAGTGCATGTACTACGTGGGGCGTGTTCTATGATGACAACGGCAACTCGAATATTATATTACTAGATGCCTTACAAGAAAGATTGGAGTTTCCTGACCTAAAGGTACGGGCATATGATATGTACAAAGAATTTGACCCAGATGCTTTTATTGTAGAAGCAAAAGCAAGTGGGTCACCCTTAATATTCGAGCTTCGTAGAATGGGAATTCCTGTGAGCGAGTATACGCCAAGTAGGGGTAGAGATAAAATTGCTCGCGTAAACGCAGTATCCGACTTATTTTCATCGGGACTCGTCTGGGCACCAAAGACAAGATGGGCAGAAGAGGTTATGGAACAGTTTGCTGCCTTTCCTGCTGGGGATCACGATGATCTTGTCGATGCGAGTACTCAAGCGTTACTGAGGTTTAGGCAGGGCGGATTCATTTCTTTAAACACTGACGAAAAAGAAGAAGAGTTTTTCCGCCACCAAAGGGGAGCATATTACTAATGGACGAATTACTAGAAAAACTTAAAGCACTTGGGCTTTTTGCAGCCGAAAGTGCTCCGTACACAGGTCAGGCTATTTCCGGTGCCAGAACACTAGAATCAATCAGGAATAGGGATTTAGGTGGAACCGCGCTTGGTATTCTTGGATTGGTGCCCGGAGCAGGTGGAACCATCCGTAAGGTTCTTACCAAGAGCGGCAGGGTGCGCCGAGTGGGTACATCATGGAGGCCGGGAATGACTCAGCGCCAAGCCCAACAAGCCGCTAGGGATAGAAAGTTTCGCATTAAGAAAAATGAGTACGGTGAGTTTGTTGTAACGGACCCCAATGACCCAAGCTTTGAGTACTTTGCGGGTGATCTAGAGGATGCTGTGATGACGATGGACTTTGAAGCCAACAGAATTGGTAGATAATTATTATGGCCGTAGATAAAAGCCTTACAGAAATATTCCCAGAAGATATTTTAATGGGAGAAGACACCGACATTGAGTTCCCAGAAGAGGATATGATGGAAGCCTTTATCATTGAAGAAGATGATGGGGGTATGACATTTGATTTCGACGGCGGTCAAGAGGAGGTTGGTGAGGTTTCGTTTGCGGCTAATCTTGCCAAGCACATTGACGACAATACGCTTAGGCATTGCGCCTCTAAGCTGATTCATATGTTTGAGGACGATAAGTCAAGCAGGTCCGACTGGGAGAAGTCCTACAAAGAGGGCCTAGACCTACTCGGGCTTGAGATGGAAGACCGCACAACGCCGTGGCCGGGGGCGTGTGGCGTATTTCACCCCATGCTATCTGAAGCGGTTGTTCGTTTTCAGGCGCAAACCATTCAAGAAATATTTCCTGCTAAGGGTCCTGTAAAAACAAAAGTCTGGGGAAAGACGACGCCAGAAACTATTTCACAGGCAAATCGTGTTCAGGAATATATGAACTACCAGTTGCTTGAGGTGATGACGGAGTACCGAGCAGAAACAGAAAAAATGCTTTTTAGCCTCCCGTTATCTGGTGCTGCGTTCAGGAAAGTTTACTACGACCCGACATTGGGTAGACCGTGCTCAATGTTTGTTCCGGCTGAAGATTTTGTCATTTCGTATGACGAGTCTTCGCTGGAAAATGCAGAGCGTTACACGCATGTAATGAATCGAAGCTCTAATTATATCAGAAAGCTACAGGTTAATGGGTTTTATCGTGACGTAGAACTCACTGCATCAGAGCCAGCGGCAGACGTAATCAAAGATAAATACGATGAAATTTCTGGTGTATCATTTTCCGGGCAGGACGATGATCGCCACCAACTCCTTGAGATTCATGTTGATTACGATCTCCCCGGATTTGAGGACCCAGATGGAATTGCACTTCCTTATGTAATTACAATCAATAAGGGCTCTTCTGAAATTCTTTCCATATATAGGAATTGGGATGAGTCTGACCCCAACCGAAAGAAAATTGAGCATTTTGTTGATTACGGTTATGTCCCCGGAATAGGATTTTATAATCTGGGACTGATCCACATGATCGGCGGGTTAGCTAAGTCCGCGACAAGCCTTCTTCGCCAGTTAGTTGACGCAGGAACACTTTCCAATCTTCCGGGCGGTCTTAAGACTCGGGGGCTTAGGATCAAGGGCGATGACACACCAATTATGCCCGGAGAGTTTAGGGATGTAGATGTTCCGGGTGGAGTCATTCGAGACAACATCACATTCCTTCCATACAAAGAGCCATCCAATGTTCTCTACAACCTTCTGGGCACTATTGTAGAAGAGGGACGCAGATTCGCCTCTATGGCGGATATGAAAATTGACGACATGAGACAGGATGCCCCGGTCGGCACAACGCTTGCTATTCTTGAGCGAGCGATGAAAGTGCAGTCTGCTATTCAAGCAAGAATTCATGCAAGCTTGAAAAAAGAGTTTAAGATTCTTGCCCGGATTATTCGCGACTACACATATCCTGCTTACCCATACGAGACTGAGCAGGGCACCGAAATCAAGGTTTCTGATTTTGATGATCGTGTAGATGTATCACCTGTTTCTGATCCAAATTCAGCAACTATGTCTCAGCGACTGATGCAATATCAGGCCGCACTACAACTTGCAGCACAAGCTCCGGGTCTTTACGACCTACCATTGCTTCACCGCCAAATGATGGAACTGATTGGCATTCCAAATGCTGACCAGATTGTACCATCTGAAGATGAGGCTACGCCCGTTGATCCGGTCACTGAGAATCAGCACATCCTTACACTCAAGCCAGTTAAAGCGTTTGAGGGGCAGGATCATCAGGCTCACTTGAATGTCTTAATGACACTCAAGAACGATCCTCAGTTTGGGCAAGAGGTGCAAAATACTCAAATGGGTGGCGCGAAGATGGCTGCGCTAGATGCTCACGCCAGTGAACATCTCGGGTTCCTATTCCGTGGACAGATCGAAGAGGAGTTGGGTGTCCCGCTGCCACCAATGGGCGAACCGTTGCCTGCTGATATTGAGAAAAGACTCAGCACCTTGGTCTCTGAAGCCGCCAGCCAACTACTTGGCAAGAAGCAACAACAGCAAGAAATGCAGCGGATTCAAGAGCAGCAAGAAGACCCGATTATTCAACAGCGCCAACAGGAAATTGATATTCGAGGCGCGGAAGTCCAGCGCAAGCAAATGGCCGACCAACAGAAGATGCAACTTGAACAGCAGAAGCTTGCGGCCAAAGTCCAGAAGGATTTTGCGGACACGCAGATTGCAGCAGAGCGTCTTGCGCTAGACGAAGAGATTGAGGAACAAAAACTTGACCTACAAGAAACCAAACTCACTATCGACGCAATGGATTGATGGATTACCTTACTTACTTGAAGTCTTCAATTAGAAATCAAATGAATGAAATTGCTGACGCAATGGCAGTAGGTACTTGTACAAGCATTGAGCAGTACAAACAAATGGTTGGCATGATCGAAGGCTTAGCTTGGGTAGAAAGGGAAGTCATAGACTTGGAAGAAAGAATGAGTGACCCAGATG